ACCTAAAGGCTCAAGATACAATAACATCAAAAAAGTTGATGGCAAAGATTTAATATTAAATACTGAAGTATATAATCATGCTTTTACAAACAGAAACGCTATAGTTAAAAGCGTTCCTACGGCAGTTAGCACTAACATAAAGCAAGGTGATGAAGTAATAACTCATCATAATGTTTTTAGAAGATGGCATGACGTTAAAGGCGTGGAAAGAAATAGCAAAAGCTATTTTGATGAAAATACATATCTTGTAAAAGAAGATCAGATATTTCTTTATAAAAATAATGAACAGTGGAAAGCTTGTGATGGTTATTGTTTTGTTCAGCCTATCAAGCAAAGAAAAATGTTTTCAACAGAGGAAGAAGAGCAATGCATAGGTATTGTAAAGTATACAGATGGTGTTTATAATATAAACGAGCTTGTTGGATTTACACCGTTTTCAACTTATGAGTTTGTTATTGACAATACTAGATTGTATCGCGTATTAAATAAATTTATTACAATTAAATATGAGTATCAAGGAGACGAAGAAGCGTATAATCCTAGCTGGGCGAAAAGCAGTTGATGAGTTAATCAAAGTAGCGCAAGAGCAGATTATAACTAACACTGAAGATGATGTTTCTGCTGATAGATTAAAAAACGCAGCAGCTACAAAAAAGCTAGCTATATTTGATGCTTTTGAAATACTTAACCGTGTTCAAGAAGAAGAAAACATATTAGAAGGTAAAGAGACTGAAGATAAAAAAGATAAAGTATTTAAAGGCTTTGCTGAAGGTAGATCTAAATGAGTTACGAGCAAGCACTATATAAAATTGTTGAACCTGTTAAAAAGACTACTATAAGTCGACTTAACAAATCTAAAAAATGGGAATATGGATATAATAAAGAAAATGATATTGTCGTTATTAGCAAAACTGGACGCATTGGACAAATACTTGAGATTCAAGGTTTGCGAATTGGGTTGCCGGCTGAACCGAAATCAGTGCACGTGTCAGCCAAAAGCAAATGGCAAAAACTAGATTATCCTGAAAAGTTAGGTAAGCTAAAAAATATATTTGACTGGAGATCATATCCTGAAGAACAAAAAGAACAATGGTATGATTATATAGACGACGAATTTAAACGTCGTGAAGAAGGCTTTTGGTTTATGAATAATGATAAGCCAACTTATATAACTGGTAGTCATTATATGTATCTTCAATGGAGCAAAATAGACGTTGGAGCTCCAGACTTTAGAGAGTCTAATAGATTGTTCTTTATATTTTGGGAAGCTTGTAAAGCAGACAAACGCTGCTACGGTATGTGTTATTTAAAAAACAGACGTAGTGGTTTTTCTTTTATGAGTTCAGCGGAAACCGTTAACTTAGCTACTATATCAAGTGACTCTAGATATGGAATACTGAGTAAAAGTGGTAGCGATGCTAAAAAAATGTTTACCGATAAAGTTGTACCAATATCTGTTAACTATCCGTTTTTCTTTAAACCGATACAAGACGGTATGGACCGACCTAAAAGTGAACTTGCTTATAGGGTTCCTGCAAGTAAGTTTACGCGTAAAAAAATTACTGCAAACGAAAAGCAGGAAGAGCTGGTTGGACTTGACACTACTATTGATTGGAAAAATACAGGTGATAACAGCTATGATGGTGAAAAACTTAGTCTGTTAGTTCACGATGAAAGTGGTAAATGGGAAAGGCCTGATAATATTCTAAACAACTGGCGAGTAACTAAAACTTGTTTAAGATTAGGTGCTCGTATAGTTGGTAAGTGTTTAATGGGCTCAACAAGTAATGCCCTTGACAAAGGCGGTGATAATTTTAAAAAGCTTTACAATGATTCAGATGTCACAAACCGAAACCGTAATGGACAAACAAAGTCTGGTTTATATTCTTTGTTTATACCAATGGAATGGAACTATGAAGGATTTATTGACGAATACGGACAACCTGTCTTTAATAGCCCAAGTAATGATGTGTACGGACCAGACGGTGAATTGATTGATGTAGGTATAATTGATCATTGGAATAATGAAGCTGAAGGCTTAAAAGGTGATCAAGATAGTTTAAATGAATTTTACCGTCAGTTTCCTCGTACTGAAGAACATGCTTTTAGAGATGAAGCAAAAAATAGTATATTTAATTTAGTTAAGATATACGAACAGATAGATTATAATGAAGGTATTGGTAATGATGCAGTAATAACTACTGGTAGTTTTCAATGGCTCAACGGTGTAAAAGATACTCAAGTAATATTTTATCCAGACCCTAGTGGTAGATTTAAAATAAGTTGGATTCCACCTAGTAATTTACAAAATAAAATAATAACTAAAAATGGAATTAAACATCCTGGTAACGAACACGTTGGAGCTTTTGGTTGTGACAGCTACGACATTAGTGGTACTGTTGGTGGCAAAGGCTCTAAAGGCGCATTACATGGATTAACTAAGTTTTCAATGGAAGACGCACCGCCAAACCATATGTTTTTAGAATATATAGCTAGACCACAAACCGCTGAAATATTTTTTGAAGATGTGCTAATGGCTTGCGTATTTTATAGTATGCCACTGCTTGCAGAAAATAATAAGCCAAGACTTTTATATTATTTCAAAAGAAGAGGTTATAGAGGCTTTAGTATGAATAGACCAGATAAACTTTGGAATAAGTTATCTGTTGCTGAAAAAGAAATAGGTGGTATACCTAACTCTAGTGAAGATATTAAACAAGCCCACGCCGCAGCTATTGAAATGTATATACAAGATCATGTTGGGCATAAGGGTGATGGTATATATGGAAATATATACTTTAATGAAACTTTAAACGACTGGGGTAGATTTGATATAAATAAAAGAACCAAGTTTGATGCAACTATAAGTTCAGGTTTAGCTATAATGGCTTGCAACAGGCATTTGTATACACCAACAGCCAACAAGCAAAAACCTAAAATGAATTTAAAAGTATCAACATACAACAATAAAGGATTTACATCTACAATAATAAAATAAAATATGGCAGAGTCTGTTATAAAAAGTTATTTTCCAAGTCAAGTAGTTAGCGATGCTGAAAAGCTTAGCTATGATTACGGTTTAAAAGTTGCAAAAGCAATAGAAACAGAATGGTTTTACAATGATAAAAGTAGGTCTAGATATGACTCTAACTTTAACGATTTTCATAATTTAAGACTATACGCTCGAGGAGAGCAATCAATACAAAAATATAAAGATGAGTTATCTATTAATGGTGACTTATCTTATCTTAACTTAGACTGGACGCCAGTACCTATTATTCCAAAGTTTGTTGACATTGTTGTTAACGGTATATCTGAAAGATCTTTTGATATAAAAGCTTATTCGCAAGATCCTTATGGCGTAGCAAAAAGAACTCAGTATATGGAAAGTATACTTGGTGATATGGCTACAAAAGAGATGAACGATTTTGCAGCTCAAGAGTTTGGTATAAACTTATATCAAAACGATCCTGAAAATTTACCTGAAACTAAAGAAGAGTTAGAGCTTCACATGCAGCTAACTTACAAGCAGGCTATTGAAATAGCAGAAGAACAAGCTATTGAAGTTTTATTAAAAGGTAATGAGTACGATTTAATTAAAAGAAGATTAAACTACGACTTAACAGTTCTTGGTATTGCTGCTGTAAAAACAGACTTTAATACATCAGAAGGCGTTGTAGTAAATTATGTAGATCCAGCTGATTTAGTTTATTCTTATACAGAGTCACCATACTTTGATGACTTATATTATGTTGGCGAAGTAAAAACAATACCTATTAATGAGTTAGCTAAACAATTTCCTCATTTAGATCAAAGTGATTTAGAAGAAATACAAAACTCTGGATATGGCCAGCAGTCTAACTATAATCATAGTGGACCAAGATACGAAGACAATGATCAAAACAAAGTTCAAGTTTTATATTTTAACTATAAGACTTATATGAACGAAGTGTATAAAGTTAAAGAAACTGGTAGCGGAGCAATGAAAGCTATTCAGAAAGACGATAGCTTTAATCCACCAGAAAACTCTGAAGGTAACTTTTCAAAATTAGAAAGAGTTATTGAAACTTTATATGAAGGAGCTTTAATATTAGGTACAAACAAGCTACTTAAGTGGGAGATGTCTGAAAACATGATGAGACCTAAGAGTAATTTTACTAAAGTAAAAATGAATTACTCTATTGTTGCTCCTAGGATGTATAAAGGTAAAATACAGTCTTTAGTTAAACGTATAACTGGTTTTGCTGATATGATTCAGCTTACTCATTTAAAGCTGCAACAAGTGTTATCACGCATGGTGCCAGATGGCGTTTATCTTGATGCTGACGGCTTAGCTGAAGTTGATTTAGGTAATGGCACAAACTATAATCCACAAGAAGCTTTAAACATGTTCTTCCAAACAGGTAGTGTTATTGGTAGATCATTCACTCAAGAAGGCGACATGAATCCTGGCAAAGTGCCAATACAAGAAATAACTAGCGGCAGTGGTGGTAATAAAATACAAGCGTTGATCGGCAACTATAACTACTATTTGCAAATGATACGCGATGTGACCGGGCTTAATGAAGCTAGAGACGGTAGTATGCCTGATGATAGAGCTTTAGTTGGTATTCAAAAAATAGCTGCTGCTAATAGTAATACAGCTACAAGACATATATTAAACTCTGGCTTATACTTAACGTCTTCTGTTGCAGAGTGCTTGTCACTTAGAATATCTGATATAATTGAATATTCTCCAACTAAAGAAGCATTTATACAAAGCATAGGTGTTCATAATGTTGCTACGCTAGAAGAAATGTCTGATTTGCATTTATATGACTTTGGTATATTTAGATAGTTAATGTCAGCCGAAGAAGAAAACGCAATACTTGACAATAACATAAAACAAGCTTTGACAAAAAATCGTATAGATATTGAAGATGATATAGAGTAAA